CCTTTGCAATGTGCTCTCAATAGCAAACCTGTTATGAGTGCTGTGCTAGACTGTTTGCAGGCACGAGGAATCGAAACACAAGAAAACTCCATGACGTCTGATGCGGCAGTAATTTGGTCAGTGCTGTGGCATGGGCGTATGAGACCAAATCGTGCGGTTTATGAACATTATCGAGCACAAGGTAAACCGGTAATTTGCATTGATATTGGTGCATTGTATCGAGGGCAAACTTGGAAAATTGCTGTGAACAATATAAATGCTCAGGGCTATTATGGACACCAAGAAAATTTGGACCCAGATAGACCAAAAAAACTCAAAATAAGTCTTGCATCAAATTTTTCAAACAATCCTGCCATACTAGTAGCCGCACAACACACTCAAAGTTTACAAGTGGCTGACTTACCCACTTTGGAATCCTGGATTGCCAAAACTATTCAGCAGGTGAGAACACACACAGACAGACCCGTTGTGGTACGCCCGCATCCAAGATCCAAATTGAATTGGGACATATTACCAAGGGATATTCAAATTGAAAAACCAACAAAAGTAATTGATACCTATGACAGTTTTGACATACACTTTGATTTTTATGCTGTGATTAATTATAATTCAGGACCGGGTATTCAAGCAGGCATTGCTGGATGTAGACCCGTTGTCGCACAATCCAGTTTGGCACACCCTGTTGCTGTAAATATAGCCGACATCGACAAACCTTATGCAATTGATCGGGCACAATGGCTGACGGAAATCTGCCATACTGAATACACTGTAGAAGAAATACAAGCCGGCACCTGGCTTGGTAGAATTGCGCCAATATTAGAAGGACTCATATGAATTGGTTAGAATATTATCGTCAAAAGTATTATCCTTTACTCACAATCACAAATATTCCACCAGGGTATGGTTACCAGTTTGCAGAAGGCGGTCCTTCTCTAGGCCCTGGTATCTACAATCGTTTTTTAGGATTTGATATCATGTGGAGGCTGTTGTTGAATCAACAAGCAGGTAGTTTTAGCATCATAGAAACTGGTACATTGAGAGAAGGCAACAGTTGGACAGATGGACAAAGTGCATTTCTTTTTACAGAGTTTGTTAAACACCATGGAGGACAAGTGCGTAGTGTAGATATAGATCCTGCCGCATGTGATGTTGCCCGTAATTTTATTAACAGCAACCAATTTTCAGTCACATGTAGTGACAGCGTGACTTGGCTTGCACAACAAAAAGACCTAGCTGAAGTAGATTTATTTTATCTAGACAGTTACGACGTAGATTGGAACAATGATACTGCCAGTGCCGAACATCACTTGAAAGAGTTTTTGACCATAGAACCATTTGTAACACCAGGCACAGTTGTAGTAATAGATGATAACTCGCGTTGGGTCAACACTAACCAACGCACCGGCAAAGGTCGACGGGTAGTAGAATATCTAGAACAGAAAAGCATCTACCCCATCTATGATGAGTATCAAATTATTTTCCAATTTTAATGAGCAAAAAGAATCCTGCCATAATTGACTGTGCTTGTGTGATACATGGCAACGGATACAACTGGCAATATGTGGAACGATTGTACAACATGTTGTGCAGAGTATTCCCTCATGGCATACGCATGCATGTGTACACCGAACATGATAGATCAGTCCCACCACATATGATCAAACACATACTAAAAGACTGGGGCATTGCTGGACCAAAAAGATCTTGGTGGTACAAAATGCAGTTGTTTAATCCTGAGCATTTTGACGGCAACCTGTTGTACCTGGATCTTGATGTGGTTGTGGTTCGTGAATTAGATTTTGTAAGAGCATTGTCAACTGATTATTTTTGGGCCATTAAAGACTTTAAATATCTACAACGAGGGCAAACACACACCCTTAACTCCAGTATGATGTGGTTCAATGTAAACCAATTTAGTTGGATTTGGGATCAATTCAATGAGGCAGACGTTAATACCACAATCAAACATTATCCAGGAGACCAAGATTACTTGAGTGCGGTACTAAATGTCAACCAACGTAGATTTTTTGAAACTAAGTTTTTTGAAAGTTATCGTTGGCAATGTTTAGACGGCGGATTTGATTTTCACAAAAGAAAACATTTGCGTCCGGGCGTGGGGGTCGAAATAGCCAACGATACTGCACTTGTTGTATTTCACGGAAAACCCAAACCGCACGAAGTACATGATCCTGTTATTGTACAACTGTGGAAATAGGTAATACTTAGGTAGTACTTGACCATCAATTGCTCTTTTGCTATAATAGACACATAGTAAGGAGCAAAAGATGCAGATGATTACAGGACAACCCAAATATGTAGAGAGACGTGTTGCACAGTTTGTAGCACAGGGCTACAGAATAGTCCTGCGTCATGTCCATCCGGATGCGTCTATAACTGTCAAATTGGAGCGATAATGGGATACAAAGTAATTGCAGACAAGTTTGAAACAGATCTAATGCGCCAAAAGTACGGGCCACGCACGGGACTGGAAGGCCCGTTTAAATATGCGTCTGGGCGAGTACTGTATTACGATCCCAAAGAAGGGCGTTATTATGACCCCACTACAGATTTCTACGTGTCTAACGAGGAAATGGACGCAGAGCATGCAATTATTGTGCAAAAACTAGTGGATTACCAAAAGTAATACTTTTGCTGTACTTGACCAATAAACCCCAACGTGCTATAATTATGGCATACAAAGCAAAAAGGAATACAAAATGACACTTAAACAAACCGCCCTAGTTCAAACCGCAGGCATCTGTGCCACAATGTTAGCCCTGTCGCTAGGTGTAAACTTATTGTTTACCATGTTGACAGCCCAAGAATTAGCAACCCTGCTTGCAGTGGGAAGTATTACAATATTGGTATATTGCATGTACCAAGTGGTGCTGAGTCGCTTGGAATACAGCCAAAAACTTGATGAAATCGCTAAAAAGTAATACTTTTGCTGTACTTGACCATTAATTGCTCTTTTGTTATAATAGACACATAGACAGTAAACATTAACCCGCACAAAAAGGAGCCAACTATGAGTGCAATCCGTGTTTTAAATGGTACATATCGCAACCAACCCGTTCGCAATATGTCTTTTACTCTTGTAAAAGGTTACCAGTCCGGTACCAAAGGTAATTTTGTAACAGTTAAAAACGACAACAATTTTCCCGGGTATAGTGACACAATCCGTATCAACGTAAACGGTATTCAAGATTTTGAATACATCAATGGAGAAGCAATGCAGACTAATACAGTACATTTTGAAAAACCAACAGCAACACCTGCACCCGTGGAAACAGACGAGCAAGCCATGGACCGTATCCGTGAGCGTTTTGACATACTTACAGAGATGACCAAAGCCACAGTGAGTGGCGACATACGTGCCATGATTGTGAGTGGCCCTCCTGGAGTTGGCAAGAGTTTTGGTGTTGAGACTGAGATTGAGAAGGCATGTTTGTTTGACAAACTTGCTGGCAAACGCCTACGTGCCGAAGTGGTAAAAGGTAGTGCAACTCCTATTGGCTTGTTCCAAGTATTGTACAAGTACTCGGATGAAAATTGCGTTATTGTGTTTGATGACTGTGACAGTATTTTATTAGATGACGTGGCCCTTAACTTGTTGAAGGGTGCATTAGACTCAAGCAAAAAACGTACCATCAGTTGGTTAAGTGAGAGCAGTGCCTTACGCCGTGAAGGCATCCCAGACCGTTTTGACTTTAAGGGTTCGGTAATTTTTATTACAAACTTGAAGTTTGACAAAATGAAATCGCAAAAATTGCGTGATCACTTGGATGCATTGCAATCACGCTGTCACTACCTGGATTTGACCCTGGACACCATGCGTGACAAGTTGTTGCGTATCAAACAGATTGCCAAAGATGGTGTGTTGTTTGCAGATTATGAATTTGAACCTGAAGTGCAAGATGACATTATTGATTTTATGCACACCAACAAGGACCGTTTGCGTGAGGTGAGCTTGCGTATGGCGCTGAAGATTGCAGACTTGCGCAAGATGAGTGTGCTTAATTGGAAGCGCCTTGCAGAGACAACATGTATGAAAGTGGCAGGTTAATATGGAATGGCAAATTTGGGATGAAGGTTTATACTTGTACAGTGTTTACACCTTGGAAGAAGCTGAGGAACACAAGGCAGTCGGCTTCGAAATTAAAGCATTAGAGTTAGTTTAATCTGGGCATTGGTTGGCTCCGGCCCAGACTTTGACAGGGACTTTGGTCCCTGTTTTTTTGACTTTTACTTGCTAATACTATATACTAGTATCATGCCCTTTTGTTATTCACCATGGACCAATGTCGATATTGACCCTGTCGGGGCTATAACACCTTGTTGCAAATTTGACACCAAACATTATTCTGAACAGTTTAACATACAAACACATACTATCAAACAATACGCTCAAAGTCAATTGGTTCAAGAAATTAAAAAAGACTTTGTAAATGGCACCTGGCCCAAGGGATGCGAGAGGTGCCGGATTGAAGAAAACAACTCAATTGAAAGCAAACGCATCTTAGACTACGCACGGTGGGAAGAGCATTACAAAGAATATGATCTTGAACATGATCAATTTATTACTGCAAGTGTAGCATTTGGTAATACTTGCAATTTGAAATGTATTACATGCAATCCAATTGCATCAAGTATGTGGCAGCAAGAACATAAGAAAATTTTTAATGTTGAAGTACCACACTTTAAATTTTACAAACAAAACTTTGTGAATGATTTCACTGGTAGTGTTCCTGATATTGTGCATTTAGACGTACCTGGTGGAGAACCGTTTTTAAGCGGAGTGCCTGAACAAAAATTATTGCTACAACATTACATTGATAGTGGTCGGGCCGACAAGATTACACTGCACTACACTACCAACGTCACTGTATTTCCATCACAAGATTGGTGGGATCTTTGGAAACATTTTAAAGAAATTGATATACAATTAAGCATAGACGGAATACACGCACGATACGAATACATACGTTTTCCTGCCAAATGGAAAGATACCGTGGTCAATGTCAAACAATATTTGCAAAAAGAAAAAGATATAAGTAACATAAGACTCAGTGTTAGCCATACAGTTAGTGCATACAATATATTGTATCTTGATGAGTTTTGTACATGGGCTAGTCAAATTGGATTACCGAAACCCTGGTTAGGGCGTGTACATTATCCGCATTACATGCGCCCCGGCGTATGGCCCAATGATGCTAAAAATTTTATAAAAGATAAAATATTACAATCCGCAATAACCGAAATACATCTGTGGGCGCATTTAATGGCCAATCACGATGATAGTGAGAATTTTGATTTGTTCTGTCAGAGACTAAAACAACACGATGATTACAGGGGAGTTAACTTTGCAACAGTATTTTCCGAATTAAAAAATTACATCAAATGAACAAACAATATGCTGTTATACCTTTGTTAGAAAAAAAGAGTAAGTTTTTTTGTCCAGCCAAATGGACTGAACTGTTTTTGTATTTGAATCACGGAACAAGCAACAGTTGCCACCACCCGTTGCCACACGAGATTCCCAAAGAATTATTATCCAACCCAGCAGTACTACACAACACTCCTCACAAGTTGGAACAACAACGTTTAATGATGAATGGAATACGACCCGAAGAGTGCCACATGTGCTGGCACATTGAAGATTCAAATCCCGATGCAGTAAGTGATCGCATAGTAAAAAGCCAACACTGGCAAGACAAAATAGCAGATCTTGTGGTCGATCCCAGCTATGTGCCACCTTTTATTGAGGTGATATTTGACAACTATTGTAATTTGTCTTGTAGTTATTGTGACTCTGGGCAGAGCTCTTCTTGGGCAGCCAAAATACACACTCAACCATTACACCTAGAGTCCGACCATCGACACTTGTACTCAAAAATACACATTGCACCGGGTACCACTAAAAAAGAATATCTTGATGCATGGTTAAAGTGGTGGCCGCAGATTCGAAATCAGGTCCAGATACTTAAAATTAGTGGTGGCGAGCCATTGATGAGCAAAAACTTTTGGCAGTTTGTTGAGTCTCTAGGCTCTGCACCAAACTTAACAATTGCCATCAACAGTAATTGTTCTGTAGATATCAAATACCTCAAACGGTTTGCTGAGTACGCACCAAATTTTCTTAAAGTTATAATTTCTGCCAGTATTGATGCCACAGGAGATATTGCCGAATACGCAAGACAAGGATTAGACTACACGCAATTCTTAACCAACATAGAATACTGGTGTTCCGAAACTTCAGATAATTGTTTTCTTAAACTGCAAAGCACAGTCAGCATACTAAATGTATGGGGGCTAACAGACAAGTTTGATTTAAATATACAATTGAGAAAAAAATATCCCGCTCGCATCTTAGATTTTTACAGCACTGTAGTTCGCGCACCAGAATTCCAGTCTGTGTCTTTATTACCAGAAACAATAAAACAACAGATTGGGCAACGGATGCAAATTTGGTTTAAAAATAATAAACAATCATTAACTGAAACTGAACAAATCTTTGTAAACAAAACTATTGGATATCTATTAGATAACCCTATTCCGCAACATACGTTTGATAGCAGAGTTTTAGAGATTGACTTTGTGAAGTTTTTGCAGTATTATAACAACTCTAGCAAATTAAAATATCAACATATATATCCAAAGGAATTTTTAAATTGGATACAATCAATAAGCAATTATGAAACGATGCACAATACAAATACGTGATGAAGTAAACATCCGACTAGAAGGCCTGGACTTGGATGTACGCAAAGCCCTGACCAATGCGTTCAAATATGATGTTCCCTATGCACGTTACTTGCCTGCGGTCAGATTGGGACGTTGGGACGGCAAGGTCAGTTACTTCCAAATGGGAGGTAGCACATACACCAACCTGTTGCCCGAGATCATTCCAATATTGGAAAAGTTTGATTACGACATTGAACTAGATGACCAACGAGAATACTCAAACACATTTCAGTTTGAGCAAGTGCGCGAGGATTCGTTTGCACACATCATGTGGCCTAAAGGACATCCACAAGAAGGCACGCCTATTGTGATGCGTGACTACCAGGTGGAGATTGTGAACAGTTTCCTGGCCAACCCGCAGTGCCTGCAAGAGGTGGCCACAGGTGCAGGTAAGACTATCATGACAGCGGCATTATCAAATGCTGTGACACCATATGGACGATCAATCGTTATTGTGCCCAACAAGAGTCTAGTCACACAAACAGAAAAAGACTACGTCAACATGCAACAGGATGTGGGCGTGTACTTTGGTGACAGGAAAGAATATGGACGCCAGCATACCATATGCACTTGGCAAAGTCTCAACATCTTGTTGAAGAATACCAAAGCAGGCGTAGGTGACTGTACCATTGGCGAGTTCCTGGAAGGTGTGGTATGTGTTATTGTGGACGAAGTACACATGGCCAAAGCAGATGCACTCAAAACATTGTTAACTGGTGTGATGGCTACAGTGCCAATTAGGTGGGGATTGACTGGAACCATACCCAAAGAAAAGTTTGAAAGCCAAGCATTGCTGGTCAGTCTTGGACCTGTTATCGGACGCCTCAGTGCCAACGAACTGCAACAACAAGGTGTGCTGGCCAATTGCCATGTGAACATTGTGCAGTTGGTAGATCATGTGGAGTTTAAAGAATACCAAAGCGAGCTTAAATACTTGCTTGAGGAATCAGGTAGACTGGACACCATAGCAGAACTCATACGTAAAGTAAACGAAACAGGCAACACACTGGTGCTTGTGGACAGGGTAGCCGCGGGCAATGCCCTGGTAGAACGACTGGGTGAGCGAGCTGTGTTTGTGTCTGGTGCCACCAAAGCAAAAGATAGACAAGACGAATATGATGAAATTGCCGACAGCACTGATAAGATTATTGTGGCTACCTATGGTGTTGCCTCTGTGGGTATTAATATCCCTAGGATTTTTAATTTGGTTCTTATTGAACCCGGGAAAAGTTTTGTCCGCGTTATTCAAAGTATTGGACGGGGCATAAGAAAAGCTGAAGACAAAGACCATGTGCAGATCTGGGACATAACTTCAACCTGCAAGTTTGCCAAACGTCACTTGACCAAACGCAAACAATTTTATCGAGAGGCCAATTACCCTTTCTCGGCAGAAAAACTAGAATGGATGAAAATAGCATAATGGGACAAGTTTTTAAACTAGCAAAACAATACCTGCCAACCGTAGGAACCGATGATGTGTTTGTTGAAATTGGTAGCGATCGCGGCGACGGATCTACTCGTCTGTTTTCAGAAATGGCATTGAAAAATCAAACAGTATTGCATACTGTTGATATCAATAGTTATCCTCAAGAGTGGTGTGAGAAACACGGTGTCAACCAAGGGGTTGTTTGGCATCAGGCAACTGGAAGTGAGTGGGCCAAAGATGTTTTTCCCGCTCTAAATAAAAAAATCGTATGTTTATATTTAGATAACTTTGATTACAATTATAATACTGTTCACATAGATCCCATGATAATAGAACAGCAAAAACAATACCGAGAAGACTATGGCATTGAAATGAACAATGAAAATTGTCTAGTAGAACACATGAAACAGATGATAGCATTGTTTCCATACATGAGTGAGCACAGCATTGTCATTTGCGATGACACATACGATAGCAATGGTTGTTGGATTGGCAAGGGAGGTCCGATTGTTACATTTTTACAAGCACAAGGCTTTCAGTTGGCAGCGATTGAAGTTGAACACCGCCTCAGTTACGGGGTCGTGTTAAAAAGATAAACTAATTGTTGCAAAACTACCAATATTTTGTTATAATAAAATCATGCGAATCCTTACATTAAACAATACCTATTACGATTTAAACCACTTGCCCGAAGAAGTAGATGACATGCGTTTTGCCATATTAGATAACTCTAATCCAGCAGAACCAGACTATCATTTTATCCCACTCATCTTTTTGGAAAGTTTCAACGCACCTGCCCTGGTACTTCGAATAGGAAACACAACAATCAAGATGCCCATGGACTGGCAAATCCTAATAGGTGAACCCGACATAGGTGACCTCGAAGTGTTGCCACTAACAAGTATAAACGATCGTGGGTTCAGAGTGTTTCAATTCAATCCCTTGTCAAGTTATAGACCCAGTTTCCCCGACATAGAAATACTAGATGTGTATCATGAAGTTAACTGGTATGCACCCAAACTCAAGAACGGTCAGATGTTGGCCGTGCCATTAAACGATGATGCAGAACCTGACTGTGTTTACTTTGTGAAAGACGTCAGTCGCAACTGTGAGATTGTCGACTACACCAAGGCTTGGTAATATGCCCTATACTGAACCTGAAATATTTGAAATAATTAATCGTCTATCCCGAGTATACTTAGAAAGTTATCCAGACGATCGGGAGGGGCTTGAACGTTTTTTACGTTGGGCACATTTGCAGTATGGCTACAAGTATGGGCAGTCTTAAGCCAGGTGCCACATACATTTACGAAAGTCCAGATGGAGGAGAAACTGTGTATGCTCGCGAAGCAGGTTCTACGGAGCGTCACATGATTGGGCAAAGCACAAAGGCTGCAGGCCTAGTAAAAAACCTTGAACAAGACCGGTTGTGGGGCAACATTCGTCGAGCCGCCGAAACCAATACCGCTTTACAAGATGCCCTGGACCGTGCTATACTGATTTATAATTTAAGCAAACATGAGTGAAAAACTAACCATTGCCAATGAAATGCGGCAGTTCGATCGCAAGAACAGAAACTTCTACGACGAGCTTACCGACGAAGAAAAGAAAAAGTTTTCAACCTATCTCATGATCCGCTGGGGATCCGCGGTAGAAGGCTCACGCGAACTACAAGAGTTCTATGTTATTGCTTGTAACGAACGATTGAACAAGCACTTCTTTAGCGTGAGCAAACACCCCAAACTACAATGGCTCATGGCCACAAGTGTAAGTCCTGACATGGGAACACCCAGACACGTTTGGATTGCTCCCAAGAAAAAAGAGGCAGGGCTTAGTGCCAAACGCCGAGCACTCATGGCTATCTATCCACACTACAAAGATGATGAAATAGATGTCATGGCACAGATAACAACCCAAAAAGAAATTGACGAATACAATCGTCTAGCAGGCAATGACAAGAAATGACATTCACGTGCGAATACTGCAAGAAGACTTTTGCTAGAGAAACCAGCATAGCAGTTCACATGTGTGAACCCAAACGCAGAAGATTAAACAAAGATGAACCGGGGGTGCGATTAGGTTTTCAAGCATACATCAAGTTTTATGAAACCATGCAAGGGTCTGCCAGGAACAAAACACACGATGATTTTTGTGAGAGTGCATACTATAGAGCCTTTGTTAAATTTGGACACTACTGTGTAAACACTCGGGTAGTAGCACCAGATCGGTTTATGTCATGGTTGCTTAAAGAACAAAAGAAAATAGACCATTGGTGTAGTGATCGAGTGTATACAGAGTACCTTATGCAATACCTGTTGGTAGAAGCAGTGAACGATGCTCTAGCCCGTGCAATAGAACACAGCATGCGTTGGTCAGAAGAAACAAACAATCCTTCTCATGATTGGTTGCGGTATGGTAACACTCATGCATTGTGTTACGCTGTCACAGCCGGCCGTATTTCACCTTGGGTAATTTACAATTCAGAATCAGGACAAAAGTTCTTGAGTGAGTTGTCGGCACAACAGGTCGCAATAGTTTGGCCCTACATTGATAGTGACGCTTGGCAGAAAAAGTTCCATGATTACCCAGCGGATCAAGAGTATGCCAAGGAAATTTTAAAGCAAGCAGGATGGTAATATGATCAAAAACATTTGGCACAATGGACCTGGTATTCATGTAGAAATAAATGCTTCTGGACCTTCTTTTCCTATGACCACGTCTGACTCTGGACGGGTTCGTTATAATGGCAGTCTTAAAGCAATGGAAACATATGACGGCTATGCCTGGGTCCCAGTGGGTACCAACGCCATGGTTGGATTAACTGCTGACTATATTGGTGCAATTGAGTGGGCAAAAGCAAAACGTGAACAAGAACAAAAAATTACACGTCGTGCCGAACTGGACCCGGTTGTGCGTGATGCACTAGACGCAGTAGAAAAAGCACAGGAACAATTACAAATGGTCATGGAGTTGACTGAAAAATGAAATTATTATTATGTGGTGATAGTTTTAGTTACGATCATAAACTTGAGCATAGCTGGCCAACTAGATTATCTCAAGTGCACCAAGTTGATAATCTAAGTCAATGTGGGTGTGGTGAATACAAAATAAGATTACAAATTGCATCACGCAATCTTGACAATTACGATGCTGTAATGATTTTTCATACTAGCCCAAATCGAATTTATTATAATCAGTTAAACAATATGTATGTTGACAATTATCATGGCCAAGCTGATTTTTTGTTTACTGATGTAGAACATCATCGACACTCAAATAAACTGGCACAAACAGCCTATGATTATTTTGTAAACATATTCGATGCTACATATCATTCATATGTTCATAATTTAATTTGTGCCGAGATTGATCAAATAACCAAACCATACTGTATATATCATTTCACAGCATTTGATTACTCAACATTATATCAATTTGACAATAATCTAATAGATTTGTATAATATATGGCAGGCCAATCGCGGGAACATAAACCATTTGAATCCAGCGGGCCATCAAGAGTTTTTTAAAAAGATAACAGATACAATAACAATATGAGCGCAGATATTGACATTGACTTTGCCAACAGAGAAGATATACTGAAACTGATTCGGCATACTCCAGCACGACAAAGTAATGGGCAAAAGCAAAACGTGAACAAGAACAAAAAATTGCACGTCGTGCCGAACTGGATCCTGTTGTGCGTGACGCATTAGAGTCAGTAGAAAAAGCACAGGAACAATTACAAATGGTCATGACATTAACAGATGTATAAAAAACTTGCGACCTAGTTCGTGCATCCAGTTACTGGCTGCTGACCAAATATAGTAAGGGCATGAGTTGGGTATTAGTATTAAGGAAATATAATGAAAATAGCTATTGATTATCAAGGTAGAACATACGGAAGATTTTTAGAATTTGTGTGCAACACATTACTAGGAATAACTACCGGAACCCCGTTTTATCGTGGGTGGGTTGGATATGTCGATATCAACGGAAAAAATTATGCAGGAGATAAAGTATTTGAAGCAAATCAACATTTCTTCCTTCCAAAAGACATTGAAGCCGAAAAAGTAATAAGCATACAGTTTGATATTAACGATTTATTACCAGTTCAACAAACAAATTTGTTAGTGGAAATTCCTTACGGATATGACATGATACCAATAGAAATTAATACTTACAATAGATTCAATGAAATAAAAGGGTATCGAGACATATTGCAAAATTTGTCAGACAATTTTTTTAAAAATCAAATTAAAGAAAGTTATAATGCAGTTAGAGATCCGTCTTGGCCCGATGTAACCACTATTGCAGAATTTGAAAAATTGCCTGATATAATTAAACAAGAATGCATCGAACAACATAAATTAGAGTTGTTAGAGTTTTCGGCAGATTATCCTGATTGTCCGAGACAAATACTGCGAGAGTTTTTCCAAATTGGATTTTCTAAACCTGAACAGCATGGATTAATTCTTAGTCAAAAGAAAATGCAATACCAGGAAGACAAGCAAGTATACATATTTCCATTTAGATGTTTTTATAACAAACATGATTTTTTAGAACAAATAGAAAAGATTACAGAATGGGCAGGAATACCTCACAACTATCAACAAAAGATTGAACTATTGCATGATGAATTTTTACAAAAAGAACCTTATAGAAATTCAAAAGCCAAATGTGACATGATTATCAACATAATACAAACCGGAATAAGAGAGTCTTGGCCCAAGTACGAAATAACCGAATCATCTGCAGTATCAGAATTAGATGTGGTAGAAGAAGCCTATATAAACGCCGCACTTGGTCAAGATTGGTTTCAATGAGCGCAGATATTGATTTAGACTTTGCAAATCGTGAAGATATATTGAAACTTATTCAACATGTTCCTGCACGACAAAGTAATGGGCGAAAGCACAACTCGGGAATATATGTTACCAACATACCACGTGATCCATTCAATGGTTGTGCGGCATTAGATTACGAAACAGCAGAACAACGTGGATACTTTAAACTAGACTTCTTGAACATGAGTGTGTATCAGTTGATACAGAATCCGGCACACTATCAACAAATGCTAGATCAAACACCACCTTGGTCACAACTTTGGGCGGACCGTGAGTGGGCCAGTAAACTAGTACATATAGGCAATTACACAGATTTACTAAAGGTAATGCGGCCAGATAGTATACCCAGGATGGCAGCCTTTATATCTATCATACGTCCGGGCAAGGCACATTTACAAACACGCCCGTGGGACGAAGTATTTTCTAGTGTGTGGGACGGAGATGAATCACAAGGATTTGTGTTCAAACACAGTCATGCAATTTCTTATGCAGCCTTGGTTGCGTTACATATGAATTTAATCAGTCAAGACGTCGCACAAGTGTAATTGATTTTCTCTTGCCTTTTTTACGGGCAATGTCCAACAAACTACAAGCCGGACCGTGTAAGATTTCTAAATCTTTGTTGACAAAAGTACGTAGGGTGGGACGGAACTTTTCCCAGTCTCGCCGCAGGAATATGTTGATGGGAATTGAACGATTACTCTCCCACCACCAGGTTGACGCTAGTTCTAAAAACTCCATCTTGAGCTCTTGTGTTTGAACAACGCCAAAGTCATAGATGGTGGTCACAATATCATCCCTGTTTTGTACAACACCTACATATTCTGCATTGGCGTACATGCACAGCGTTATAAACGGATATTTTTCAGTTAATTTTTCAAAGATATTGTTTCCCATTGCGGTTATTTATGGGTTGCTAATTTTGGACAAACTAAATATAAGATGTATTCCACCACCGCTTATCTTTATCAACAAATCGTCCGTGTACTGCTAGTAGACACCAGCGGCGGATACTTTACTCAGAGGTATGACCCAGTGTACGCAAAACAACTAACAATCAACAAGGGAGTAGACAATGTGCTACTCTTTGAATTTATAAATCAGGACCAGAAACCTGTGAACATTGCAGGATCCAGCTTTGTTTTCCGGGTGGTAAATCAAACCGGAGACGAGTTATTGATTACCAAAGACATGGAAATCCTGAGTTCGGCCCTGGGCCGTGTCAAAGTAGTGCTCGACAACGAAGACACTATCAATCTCCAAGCACAGCCTGCCAGTTACAGTATACAAAGATCAGCAGGAAACTACGTACAAGCGGTATACACAGATGCCAATAGCCAGGCAAGAGCAGATTGTAATATTGTGGATAGTGTATTTCCGCAACACATACCAGCCAGAGAATGTACTGTGCCTGACATGTATGGCAAAATCAACTTCATGGGCACAGCACCCACACAATGGCCGGACTGGGCACTCACACCACAACCTATCAATGCTATCCAACAAACAGAATTCTTTTCCAGTTACATGCCCACAAACGGTGCAAGTCTAACCACAGTCAAATATGACATAGTGGGATTTACTGGCACAGTCAAAGTACAAGCCGCACAAAACTATGAATCAGTTTGGTATGATGTTACTGAGTCTAGACAATATCTTTGTGAAACCATAAGTGATTATATCAATGTTGCGGGATTCCATCCGCTGTTGAGATTGGGATTAAACAACTCAATTGGATTTGGAGCATCTGGCAACGTTACTGTGGTCAATGGATCAGTGACGGGCATCACTGTTCAAAATCCCGGATACAATTATGTGGCACCACCTTACATCCAAATTTTGGGCAATGGGTCAGGAGCTGAAGCAACATGTACTCTTGGCAGTACCGGAGTTGGTGCGGTCACAATAGTCAATGGCGGTTCAGGTTACTTACCAATCCAATTTGGCAGTAGCGTATCAGCAACGGCGGTATTCACAAACGGCAAGATAGAAAACGTTCAATATCGTTGATTTAGTACAGTAAATCTGTTATACTGTACAGATGCTTGACATCCTAACATATCTACCTGCAAAAAGAAAAGCCACACCGGGCGGTTGGTTGAGCTTCAATGCAGTATGTTGCACTCACAATGGCAACACACAGGACCGTCGTCAACGTGGCGGGATCAAACAAACTGAACAGGGATGGAGTTATCATTGTTTCAATTGCGCATACACAGCCAGTTTTATCCTTGGCCGGAATCTTTCCTTTAAGGCCCGCAGGCTCTTGACTTGGCTGGGTGTGCCCGAAGCAGAAATAGAACGTGTAAATTTGGAGAGTATGCGACATCGCAGTATCAATGGCATACTACAAGAACGCCGACAAACATTTGATGCACTTGCTGGCATCTCTTTTCCAGAATTTGAACTGCCTGCATTTTCAGTAGTGTGTACACCCAAACATACAGAAGCATGGCAATATCTTAGAAATAGATCAGCACCTGTAGATTATCCTTTCATGGTTACCGATCCTGATAACGGATCTATTGGTGTAGGAGCATCTTTAAGATCATATGTGATTGTTCCATTCACTTACGATAATTCTGTAGTGGGATTTACGCAACGATTTTTAGATGACCGTACTCCCAGATACATTAATCAAACACCGCCGGGTTATGTATTTGGCACAGATCTACAACATGACACCTGGACTCATGTGTTAGTAACAGAAGGCATATTTGATGCATTGACTATTGGTGGTTTAGCAGTAATGCATAATACCATAAGCGATACTCAAGCAAGACTCATACGCAGTCTGGGCAAAGAGGTAACTGTTGTGCCGGACCAAGATGTTGCAGGCATGGAATTGGTAGACCGTGCTGTGGAATTGAACTGGGCAGTGAGCATGCCCGAGTGGCCAGAAGGTTGTAAAGATGTAAATGATGCAGTGATAAAATTAGGAAAATTAGGCACATTGCTAACTATAATGCAATCAAGAGAAACCAGTAAGATAAAAATTGAGATGAGAAAAAAATGGCTATTAAAAAAATTCTAATCCTTGCTATGCCACGAACTGGAACAACAATCATACAAGAAATTCTGTCACGAGAATTTAGAATTGCAAATTTGTCTGAACCTTTTGCTAGATATATTAGAAAAACAGATCCTAGAAAAGATTATCCCCCAGATAACGACCCTTATCAATGGGTGGCCAAAGAAACTTCTGGTATTTTTAAATTGTTGTCCACAACGCTAGATCACTTTGATTTTGAAAAAATAATTTCAATTGCTAAATTTGATCACGTGATCATGATCGAACGTAAAAATCTAGTGGATGGATTATTGAGTTTAAAATATGCAGAACTAACTGATAAGTATCATTGTTTCCGGGGAGAAACTATTATCCCGCAACAGTTTGGCGTAGACCAGTTTGATTTTGGACTATGGGATAGATCTTATCGGCTATACAATGAATCTAAAAATCTCATAATCAATTCAAATATTTCCTATGATTTAATAAGCTATGATGATTTTGTAGCAGATATACCACAGTACGTTGCAGGACATTTATTGCAACAATCTAAAGCGTCGGGAAATTACAATATTATACCAAATGATTTATGTTATAAAGATTTATGCATAAATTATCAGGAAGTTGAAACACACATAAGGAATACAACTTGTTAAAAGATTACGGACTTGAGGTCCAACGATTATTCCTAGAGATGATGTTGGAGGATGCGGCCAGTTACGTGCGTGTTCAAAACATCTATAACCCTGCAAACTTTGACCGCAGTCTTAGACCTGCGGCTGAGTTTATCAAGGAACACAGTGACAAGCACAAGACCATGCCTGACAGGACACAGATTTTGGCCACAACTGGGATCAAACTTGCCCCGGTACCAGAACTAAACGAAGGGCACTATGACTGGTTCATGCAGGAGTTTGAATCATTTACCAAGCGTCAAGAACTTGAACGTGCAATCTTAAAGTCCGCAGACTTGTTGGAAAAAGGTGAGTTTGAACCGGTAGAGAAACTGATCAAGGATGCTGTACAAATAAGTTTAACCAAGGACATGGGCACAGACTATTTTGCTGATCCAGCAGGTCGTATCAACAAGTATTTTAATTCAGGTGGACAAGTATCAACAGGTTGGCCACAACTGGATAGATTGTTGTATGGTGGATTTAGTCGCGGTGAACTAAACATCTTTGCCGGCGGATCCGGATCAGGCAAGAGTCTTGTGATGATGAACATTGCACTCAACTGGTTGCAACAAGGGCTAAGTGGAGTTTATGTCACACTAGAATTAAGTGAAGAACTTACTAGTTTAAGAACAGATGCTATGTTAACAAACATGAGCACTAAAGAGATACGCAAAGACATTGGCACAACAGAACTCAAAGTCAAACTTGTGGCCAAAAAGTCTGGACAGTATCGAGTTAAAGGATTACCGGCACAAAGCAACATCAACGACATTCGCAGTTATATCAAAGAAGTACAGATACAAACCAATATAAAGGTTGACTTTATCATGGTAGACTATTTGGACTTGTTGATGCCGGTGAGTGCTAAAGTTTCGCCCAATGACTTGTTTGTTAAAGACAAGTATGTTTCAGAAGAACTGCGTAACTTGGCCAAGGAATTGGGTGTGCTAATGGTCACAGCAAGTCAATTGAATCGTAGTGCTGTGGAAGAGATTGAGTTCGATCACTCGCATATTTCGGGTGGCATATCCAAGATCAATACTGCTGACAACGTGTTTGGTATTTTTACAAGCAGACACATGAAAGAAAAGGGCAAGTATCAAATTCAATGTATGAAGAGTCGTAGTTCAACAGGAGTTGGCCAAAAGATTGATTTAGAATACAATATTGAAACCATGCGTATTACAGATGCAGGTGGAGAAGAAAACGGTTACAACAAGCCCACAACAAACATCATGGATTCGATCAAGGCACGCAGTCAAGTCCGTGCCGACGAGGATGGTGTTGTAGATGAGAACGCACCTGTAAAGTGGAACCGTCCCGAAGGTATCAGTGCTTGGGAAAAACCTCCACAAGAAACCAGCAAGGTATCAGCAGATGTTCAGAGTGCAAAACTAAAACAGTTATTAGGACAAATTAAATCTCAATGACATGCATTGACATTTATAAAAATATAAACATTGTTGCTCGGCAAAATGCACTAGCAATTTCGCCTTGTTGTATATCGCCTATACGCCCATTTGAAGTAGTTGATTTTTTGAAAAACGAATACCTTGTTAGTCTTCGCAATGAGATATCTACTGGGAAGTTACCGACAGCATGTGGTATTTGTAAAAATGCCGAATCTGCTGGACTAACAAGCCGACGGCAAGGTAGCAACTCTTGGTACAAAGACCACAACCTTAACAACAACAAGGTTGAGTTAATTCGCATGGATTACTGGACTGGTGATACATGTAATTTGGCCTGTGTAATATGCGGACCGCATAATAGTAGTGTATGGAAGCAAGAACTTGGGCTACCCAAGGAATTACAAAAATCAACGGCCAATCAGTTTTGGAAAACCGTCGACTTGAGTAATATACAATTTATACATTTCAATGGCGGCGAACCGTTGTTGAGTAAAGAGCATGTAAAATTGTTACATGCTGTTGAGCATAAAAATCAAGTACACTTAAATTACAACACTAATGGAACTATATTACCAAATGAAGAGTTGTTGAATTTGTGGGAGCAATTTAAGTTAGTGCAACTTGATTTCAGTATCGATGACGTCGGTGAAAGATTTGAATACCAACGGTTCCCTGCAAAGTGGGCTCAGGTAACAGATAATTTGCAATGGTATATTGATAATGCGCCGCATAATTGTATGTTTGCAATCAATACATCGGTTGGTATTTTAAATCATGCTAACCTGGACAAATTGCTAACATGGCTGCAACATAATTTCCATACCACAAGATTTACAGACCCAATAGAGTATAGACAACAACTAACCCAGGGCGTGTTTGCATTAAAAGATGCAGACAAAAGAAAATCCAAAATAATTGCTACCCTAGATTCTATTGATCAACGCCGTGGAACAAATTATCGCGCCATATTTCCGGAATTGTTTCAGCAGATGTTCAGAGTGCAAAACTAAAACAACTGCTGGGACAAATCAAATCAAATTAGGCCGCAACGCCTTTGATCACAGCAAAGTTGATAATAGGTGCTTCACTAGTGACACCACCAGTGGTCCATACAGTTATGTTAGCACTGCCACCTGTTGCACCTATTTGTGACACAAGTAAATTATACAAGTTGGTACCAGATCTTTGATTCAGGATCACGACATCAGTGTTTGCTATTGCACTGTTGGTGAGTGTGAATGTGGTAGGAGTAGTATTTCCTGCAACCGTGAACAATACAATATTGCCAGTGACTGTGTTTAATGTAACTCCTGTTGCACGACTTGTGCCCTGAGTAACTGTTCCGCCAGCACCGGTTGCATATCCTATACCTGCAGTTGGATAGTTTGATTTAATAGAAAATGCTGACGTGATACTTGAAGTGGCTGATATTGTTCCAGTGGTCAATGCATAACCAATGGAGACATTACCACCAGTGATATTGCCACTAGAGGTAGTAATATTACCTGTTGCTGAAATCAATCCACCAGTCAAGATGTTTCCAGCAAATGTTCCCATACCTGCAGAGAAATTATTAATACTATACATCGAAACTGTGGCGCCGCCATAATTTGCCACATACACAAATCTACCAGTTGGGTCAACAGTTACGCCGTATGGAGTAGTTCCTGTGGCAACAGCAGTGGTTATGCTGGTCAATGCACCGGTTGACTGATCGATGCTGTACATTGAAACTGTGCCGGCGGTACTATTTGCCACATACACAAATCTACCAGTTGGGTCAACAGCCACGGCGTATGGACCAGTTCCCGCGGCAACAGCAGTGGTTATGCTGGTCAATGCACCGGTTGACTGATTGATGCTGTACATTGAAACTGTTGCACCGCCATAATTTGCCACATACACAAATCTACCAGTTGGGTCAACAGCTACGCTGAGTGGACCAGATCCTGTGGCAACAGCGGTGGTTATGCTGGTCAATGCACCAGTTGACTGATTGATGCTGTACATCGAAACTGTGTTGCCGCTACTATTTGCCACATACACAAATCTACCAGTTGGGTCAACAGCTACGTCGTATGGTCC